GCTAGGTTGATCAAGTCGATCCGGTCGCTACTGGCCCCGGTGGTGGCTGCACCCTTGGCAACCGCTCGGCCAAAGGGAATGATGGCACTTGCTTCGGCGTTATAGCCGGTGCGGATGATCGTATCCTCGGTATAGACGATCTGACCTTCGTAGATTAGATCGCCATCAGTGATATTGTCGTAGTTGAGAATCGGCATTATTCGAGCCCCCCGGCAGTGTTAAACGATTTTTGCAGAGCTTGGCGGGCAGACTGTAACTGTTCCTCGAAGGACAGATCATCGCCATAGCCCGGATCTTTGTCATCAGTGGCAACTTCGTCAAAGTCCACCTGGGGCGGCATGGACTTAACCATTTCTTTGAACCAGGCCAGCTGAGCGCCATTTAGGCTAGCCATGAAGTCCACCGCATCCATATCGTGGGACTCTTCGCCGAAGTCCACCGAGACGGGGCTAGTCATGGCCGGAGTGAACCGGTCCCGGTAGGCTTCACAGAACGAGACCAGAGACTCGATCCGGGCGGCCCTAACTTCTTGCTGTAGGGCTTCTCGCTCGGCCCGAAGCAGCTCTAATTCGTCGCGTTCAGCATCAGACATGGTGTCACCTTCAGAGATCGGTAGGGGTTCTTCGTAGTTGTAATAGGCTTTGTTCTTATTGTGCCCAGCCCCAAAATTCATCTTGGATCCATGCACCTTAGCCATCATGAACTGCATATTTTTCTTCATCGCGCAGCCATCGACGCAGCCGCAGCCTGGATACTTTTTGCACCGACCGCCATATTCATAGTCTTCGGACTCGTAGTCGTCCTCGTCTTCGGGCTCTTCCACTTCGCCATAGCCTGCCACCTTGGCCGCTACGTCCAGGACAGTCCTAGCCGCCGCTACGATGGTGTCATAGTCTTCGGCGACATCGGGGATGCTGCCCTTCATCTGCTGGGCAACGCTGAGGATCAGCTGCACCGCCTCACCTTCAGGGCTATCAGGGATATAGCCTTCTTCGGGATCTGACTGCATCTGGCTAGCCAGCTCCATGATGGTGGTGGCTGCACTTTCTAGGCTGTTTTCGCCTAGGTCGAAGGCGACCGAGACGGCATCATCAGCGGGCTGGTTAAATTCGTTCAAGTCGAGCACCCAGTTATCAAGGTCATCGGTTAGTTCAGACAGTGCCAGGGGTGATAGGCCCTTGATGGCAGGTGGCGAAGCACCCAGGCCAGCAATGTGGCGCAGGCTCCAGCGGCCAGGGGTAGGATTAGCTGGGGCGGTGGGTGGGTACAGGCTAGGGGAGATGCCTAGCAGCCGTCCATCCCGGTTCCATTGCACAAATTGGGGCGATACCTTATCAAATACAGCCCGCACCCGGTCCCCAACTCGCTTTAGGGCCACCGGAAAGCCATAGGCTAGCTCCGACTCAGCCAGGCTAGCATCATCCTGGCCGCCAGTATTATGGGAGACGATCAGGGGCGCCTTGAAGTTGGTCGGGTTGTAGGACTCGACTACCTGATCCAATAGTTCATCGTTCAGGTCTACTTCGGTGCCGTTGGAGCTGACCGCTTGGCCCTTGCGAAGGATTTCGATTTCTACCATGGCTGAGGGTTGGGTAACTGTCTTAAGTGTGCCCAGCCATGGATCCAGGTGCCTTGGGCACACTATACCCAAGAGCACTTCTGGATTAAGCCATGATCTTCTACGACACGCAAGGTTATCCTCATTTCTCGGTGGGCTTTGCTGAGCGAAGTGCACAGTCCGCTGAGCAGACCAGGCTGGCTGCGCTACTTATCGGATCTATATTCGAGGACGGCGGGCTGGGGCGGGTAGTCAGCGTTGATGATGTTCGGCCAGGGATCCCGGCAGGTGGCTGGACAGTCCGATTTACCGGAGAGACAAATGGGCGAACCGCTGATCCGTACATCGCTACCTATGATGGCGACGAAATCAGCTACAACGATGACCCCAATAGGCGATCTAGGGATCTGAGTGAGTATTCGGATCTAATATTAGACTTTGCATCCAAGAAGGGCGGAAAAGCTGGTAAAAACTGTAACTCGGGGCGGCCATGCGGGGGATCTTGCATATCTCGCGGGAAAAGCTGCAAAATAACGGCGGCAAAGCTTAGCCCTGTTCAGCAGAAGGCCGCCAAAAAGTTAGCCGGAGGTTCGAGTGAGACGCTAGCGGCCAATGACTATGATCCTATTAAGTGGAAAGCCTCCAAAAGAGGTGAAGCTCAGCAGAAAATCGGTGAGGCAGAAGCCGCATTGGCTAAGCAGGAATCTCTCGTTGCTGAGCTAATGAAGCGCAGGGGGCAGCCTGGTGGACCATCTTTTGAAGACATAATGAGAGAGCGGAAGAAGATGGTCGCTTTGACCAAAAGCCTTGCATCTGCGATAAGACAGAAGACGGCTGCAACAAGAAGCCTGCGAAAAGAGGTCACTAAGCAAGCGCGGCAGATCAAGGCTAAGGGTTAGCTTTGAGCCCAGCTATGGCTTGCCAATGTGGTCGCCGACGATGTTGCCAATTTCCTCCGCATTGGCCCGGCTGATGCCTAGCATTGGCCTAGCTGGAATGCCTGGATGGTTTACCTGCCTAGCGAAGGCAGGCCCGCCAGCGGTCATGAAGGTCAGCATCCTGGCATTTTTAGGGACAATGGTATAGGGTCGGGTGCCAAACTGATGCCAGCGGGCTTTCTTGTCAGCAAAGCCGATGATCACCTCAGTGCCAGTCGCTTCATAGGCCAGCGAGTCACGCATCTGGCCAGTCTCGTTCAATATTTTGCGGTTGCGCTTGGCCGTCCAGGTATTGGGCGATAGGTCACGCCAGGGCGTACCATCCGGGGCCTGTTGCCGCTGGAAGCGCCATATTGTAGATCGATCCATGTAGGCCCCAATGTCGTCATACAAGGGCCTCATGTTGTTTAGCCGACGCGCCGCTCGGGCCAGCATCGCCTGCACCTGGCTGTCATCAGCACTGACCTGAAACTGACTCATGGTGGATTCATAGCGCTGGATCTAGGTTGCCCAGGGTGATGGATCCATGGCTGGGCATACTAAAAGCGACGCCATTCTATTCACTGCCATGCCTATCGTCTACGACATGCAAGGTTATCCGCACTTTGTTGTAGACTTCGCGGAACGTAAGCCTGACGGGGCGAGGAAGACGGTACAAGCGGCCATGTTATTGGTGCGTAGCTTCTTCGATGAAGGCGAGCAACGCATGACCAGCATTGATGACATCGACATTGGCACCCCGGCCAATGGGTGGACCATTCGTTTTACTGGTGTCACCGGTGCGCAGCCACCCGAGGCCTATATTGCCACCTATCGTAATGGCCAGATTAGCTACAACGAAGACCCCAACAGACAAGCGGCGTCAATGTCTGAGCGGGTATGGTATGCGGTGGACTTTGCCAAGGGCAAGGGTGGATCCAAAGGTAGTGGAAAGACCAAGAATTGCACCAAAGGAAAGCTTTGTGGCGGTAGCTGCATCGCTAAGGGCCGGAATTGCCGGATAGACACTAATGCAGCGCAGAAGAAAGCAGCCGATGCACTGAGTAAGACCAGTGCTGAGGATGCAGCCAAGGCTAAGGCGGCAGTTAAGAAGGAGAAGACAGGCGAAAAGGCTGCAAAGCAGGAAGAATCCTTAAAGGCTGCATCTGGAGAGTCAGCGTCAGATCGAAAGCAGATTGAAGTGGGCCTAAATGAGTGGGACAGTCATAGCAGCAAGCAGGAAAAAATCGGCAATCAATATATTCGAGACGTAGACGTCATCGCGTCCAATATTAGCAATAATGCTCGTTATTATCCAGAAAATATAAGGGCGGTGGTAGACTCCAAGGGGAAGATACAAGCCGCCGCCGACATAAAGATGGGACAGGATTATGTCTATATTAATTACTTGGCGACAGCGCCCTGGAACGTCGGATCGAACCGGGGAAGAAGCCCGAGCACCGATCCTAGGGCAATAAAGGGAGCTGGTCGGGGAATGATGCGCCAGATTGTGATCGAAAGCTTCCAGCGAGGGAAGCAAGGGAAAATTAGGCTTGAAAGCCTAAAAGGAGCTGAGAAGTTCTACGAAAAATGTGGATTTAAGAAAATCGGAGATTTTTTTGGGATGCCAGAGATGGAACTGTCCTCATCATCTGCTAGGCAATTCTTGGAACAAACGGGGGGGATCCCGGGTGAGATCCGAGGGCTTATTTAGTAGTCCTAGGGTATATTGTAGTTAACCGTTCCGAGGAATTACCATGGCCGACAAGGAAACTGCCAAGAGCTACATCGACGAATTAGACGATCTTGAGCTTGAAGCTGGCGGAGCATTTTCGATGCCAGCTAAAGAATACGAAAAGATCAAGCGCGGGAAGAAGTCTAACCCCAGCCCTAACCCTACCTCCGCCTGATCATCCCCAAGGTGCCGTCACCTAACCTATGCCTCTCCCTAGCCTGGATCCATGGCTGGGCACACTAAAAGTGACGCCATTCTATTCACTGCCATGCCTATCGTTTACGACATGCAAGGTTATCCGCACTTTGTTGTAGACTTCGCGGAACGTAAGCCTGACGGGGCGAGGAAGACGGTACAAGCGGCCATGTTATTGGTGCGTAGCTTCTTCGATGAAGGCGAGCAACGCATGACCAGCATTGATGATATCGACATTGGCACCCCGGCCAATGGGTGGACCATTCGTTTTACTGGTGTCACTGGTGCGCAGCCACCTGAGGCCTATATTGCCACCTATCGTAATGGCGAAATTAGCTACAACGAAGACCCCAACAGACAAGCGGCGTCAATGTCTGAGCGGGTATGGTATGCGGTGGACTTTGCCAAGGGCAAGGGTGGATCCAAGGGTAGTGGAAAGACCAAGAATTGCACCAAAGGAAAGCTATGTGGCGGTAGCTGCATCGCTAAGGGGCGGAATTGCATAGTAGGCGGTGGCAAGCTCAACCCTAGCCAGAAAAAAGCTGCCGATGCACTGAGCAAGGCAGATCCCGCTGACCTGAAGAAGCTTAAAGCTGGAGCGGGTGAAATCGCTAAGCAACGGGTTAGCCAGCTCACTAGCGAGATCGACGGCATCCTGTCGAGGACAGATACCTCTGCTAAGGAGTATGCCCAGGAAAAGGCCAGGATGGACGATTACATCGCTCGGATCAAGGACGGTTCAGCGGATCGGCCCGTATCAGACCTGATTAGCCCGCAGGAGAAATGGGACTCACCCAAGGAAGCCATTGCTCACTATCAATCCTTGCAAAAGAGGATGGATCGAGACGCGAAGCAGCTCTATAAAGACGATCAAGCTGAAATCAAGCGGAAAGAGGCTGAAATCGCGTCATTACAGCGAGGCCCAGCTAAGTTCATCTATGAAGGGCGCAATGTAACTGTAAGCCAGCTACGGCAAGAGCGGGATCGGATCCAAAGGGGGCTGAAAGAGCTTGGGCCTGAGCGAGGCATAAACAGTGAAGCCAAGAAGATGATCAGAGACTATGATGCGGATCTGAATCGCATGAAGGGCAAGAAAGACGACGATACATTTACCGATTCTGACGGGTTTGAGTATCCCTCCGTCAAGTCCGCCCGTGAGACCATCTCCTACATGAGAAAGAACATGGTCGAAGGGGAGCGTCGTTCTGCTGATAGCCGCAACCAAGAACGGATCCGCAAGATCGCTCAACTGCGGACCTTTGATGACAACCTCAAAGCTATCCAGCAGGGGCGAGAGCCTAACTTCGATAGCCTCAGAGATAGCTACTAACCCTCCCTCCGCCTGAGCATCCCCATCACCCGCTCCCTTAGCCCTGGGTGCATCCGGCTGACGGTGTCCTGGATGGCCCTGGCCCGGTCCTGGGTGCTACCTGGGGCGAAGTTGAACCCAGGCTCAATGACTGGCACCGTCCTATCGCCTACCTTGACGACTGGGGCGGTGAACTGCTGGCCAGTACGCTTGTCCTTGACGGTCATGGTCGGCAATGGATCCGATAGGCTCATCCCTTCCTGGCGGAGCTGGCGTTCATTTAGGCTAAAGGTGCGGCACCGACAGCCAAACCCATTGGGCGGGTGCAACGTATTCCAGATCGGATCATCCGCCCTAGCCACAAAGCCATCTAGCGCAACATGGTGAGGCCTGGGGGTGATAGGGTCATCATGGCGATAGACCAGGTAGGGACGGCGTAGGACCGTTTCGGGGTCATGCTGCTGCTGGTAGCGCCCCGCCCCATAGGCATTTCGCATATTTTGCAACAAGATCAGGCGCATCCGCCAGTCATTGAGTGGGCTAAAGCCACGCTTGACAAAGGTTTCTGCAAATTGTTGCTTAAAGTCGCGGTATAGCTGCCCATCGTCTACCGCCTTGGTTACCAGATCCAGTGCTTCCTGCAATAGCTGGCCATGGGTCACCCCGGCGATGGTAAAGGCCCAGTCTTGGGCACCATCCACCAGCGTATCCCATCGCTCTGTCGGGATCGGTAGCTTGGCTTTCAGCCAGTCCAGGGCCTTGCGGAAGGGTAGCCGGCGATAGGTCGGTTTAGCCATCCCGCTCACCCTCTTCGATCACCTCGTACCGGCCAGCGGCCTCAGCAGCGGCCATGCTAGCCCCCAGGATCTCGGCAAACTGGCCAGTATCCGCCTGCAGTTGGAGCAGGCGTTGCTCTAGCTCCTCGAAGCTATTGGACTGGTCTACCGCTTCGTTGATCAACCGACTCCAGTCGGCTAGGATGGGCTGCATTTCGATGATGGCTTGATCAGCATAGTCATCGGATGAGTCGCGCCTATCATCAGGTTCAGCCAAGTCCTCTGGCGCTTCCTCGTCAGTCGCGTCCTGGTTAGCCTGTTCCACCTGCTGGGCCTGCTCTGGCGTTGGTGGCGCTTCTGCCTCAGGTGCAGGGGCTGGCGTGGGTTCAGTCGGGGCTGGGGCCTCACCGCCACCGAATAGGGCATCTAGCTGGGATTCAGCGGTAGGGCCTTCTGGCTTTTCGTCCTGTAGTTCGACGCCATAGGTCTTGATCACATAGTCGCGGGTGACCACAAAACCCATATCGTAGAGCGTCCTATCCCGCTGCACCCTGGCATTGAGGTCTTCCTGTACCTCCAGCTCGGGGAACTTCCACCATAGCCGGGGCACCGCTGCATCAGGCCCGGCATTAAGGCGAATAATCCACTTGATCAAGCTATTGGTGATCGCCCCGGCCAGTAGGTCAGCATCGGCCTTGGTGCGCTTCAGGCTAACGCTAGCGGCCACCTCATCCCTGGCCCGGCTGCCGCCCCCTGTCGATTGGTCGGTGGTGCCTGTCTGGCCTAGTACGGCCTTGCTAATCTGCGCATCACACCAATTGGCAAGCTTTTCATAGCTATCGGCAGAACTGCTGCGAGAGGCCTCTAGCAGGTCCAGCTCATAGCCTTCGGGCAGGCCAACGCCGGTCTCTGAGGCGATACTTTGGATGGCGGACATGACGGCATCTTTTTCAGCATCACTGGCCCCAACCGGAAACTTGGCGATGGTGGTAGGTGAGGCAAACTTTTCGACAAAGACTAGCCAGAATTTGATGTCCTGGCGCTTAAAAAATACTGGCCAGAATAGGCGATGGCCTAGCCCCCGGCCATAGGGGCCATAGTGGAGCTGGTGGTGGTGGAAGATAAACTTACGAGGCGGGATCGGTTCACCAATGGCCATATTGGTGCGGGTGCGTAGGCGTGGCACCCAGCCATCCTCGGTCAGCGTAAAGCCAAAGCGTCGTGGGTGACGGGTGCGCAGGTCTTGAGGGTAGATCTCCTTGCCCCCAGCCCACATAATTTCAGCCATTGAGACGCCATATATCAGGCTATCGAGCAAGCCATGGCAGGCCTGGTCAAAGCCAGTACCGGTGCTGATGATCGCCTGGTCCTTCTCTGCATCTGGCGTGGTGGTGGCCAGGTTGCGCAGCATCGCTTCTACCATCTGGGCATTGCGCTTGTCCTTGGCGCTCTGGCTAGCGGGCTCAATGATCCATTCCCGTTGCACCACATCCAGCTTTCTGGACTCCAGCACGGCAAAGACATGGGCATCGCGCTCTAGTTCTTCGTAGATCTTGAGCTCATAGTAGAACCGGTTGGCCGCCTGGTAGGCCCGGCTCGACTCATCTCTGATGACATCGTCAAATTCACCTGGATCCAGAATATTGGACCGGCCATAGGCGAATAGGTACGGATCATCGACAAACCGGACCAGGTTAGAGGTTAGATAGTTCTTGCGAAGGGCCATGGTGGTTATTTGCTGCGGGGCTCAAAACGAATGCCATTGTCGCCAGGGAAAGGTTGACGGTGATCAGCTATGCCCATCAGGATCGGACCGGGGATGCCATCTGGGAAGGCTTTGCAAGACCAGATGCCAGGCTTGTTAGTAATCAGGTGCTTGCACAGGTTGCATCCTGGAAAGGAACTATAGTCCATAGTCATCATCCTCCGGCCATTGGCCGACATAGTCTATACCTTTTTCATTCTGGCTCACCTGGCCTAATAGCCTGCCATTTGGGTTCTCCTTGACCCACTTCTCCTCGTCATCATGAGGCTTGAGCCCTTGGACAACCTGCCTGCTATCTTCCCTTACTCTATCTCGGGCTTTAGCTGCATCCTCGTTCCTGACGGTGACGACCTGCTTGGTGTCAAATGCAACTCCGTAGCCAAAGTCTTGCAAATAAACTGCGTCGTAACCTTTGGCTCGCAGAAATTGATTAAGGGCCACGCTATCAATATTATTGTCTTGGTCCCCTGGGAAATTTTTGCCCATGTCTGCGAGGTCTTTGGCATTAGTGATGTAAGGTTTTTTTGCCCTAATATGGGCTGTCACGATGCCTACATCTAATCCAGGGTTAACTGCTCCGGCATATTGCTCGCCTATTCTTCTGTCAATTCCAAAATAAACTCCCTGACCGAAAATGCCTCGATTATTGCGCTCTGGCATTGCGCCTTCGCTGGCAATACTATCAGTGACGTCTTTGCGATTGCCATGATACCAAGCCATCTGACCAAAATAACTATCCTTAAGATAGTCAGATGCTTCCTTGTCGCTCATCTGGGGCTTCCAGTCCCGATTGGCTTTGTCATCAGCCATAGGAGCGTTTATGGCTTTGTCAATACGGGCAATCTGATCGCTCCAAGAGGCTTGCTCCTTTCGGTTGGCTTCGACCTTTGCGAGCTGAGCTTTAGTCAGCTTCGCGTCAGCAATTGCCTTATCGCTCGGCACAAAGCCAGCCTCAATGGCGTTAGCTATTTCTATCTTGTACGCATTGACTGACAGCCCTGACTCTTTTCGATCCTTATTCCATGTAGCATCAGAACTGGACTGATTAGCAAGTATCTGTTTTCGCAGAATGTGTTCTCTAAAGTCTTTGGCACTTAGATCTGGAATGGCATCAGGATTCCAGTCGACTGCCTTGAGTGTTGGCTTGGCGTCGGCGGTTCTTTCCTGCTCTTTCTCTGCCTTTTTAGGCTTTCTTTTCTTAGGCTGATCGTTCCCCGCATCCTGGCTGGTTAGCCATTTACTAGCATTTTTCGTTGCCCCGTCTAGCTCAATCTTGCATACCCGGTTTTTGGAAATGCAGGTTGCGCCACAAACCTTGCCCTTATTGCATTTCTTGCCGCCAGACTTGGCTGCTTTCAGATCAATATGACCCAGGTATCCAGCCAGATCGATGGGGGTGCCAATTCGGATCAACATAGGCGCTCTCAATGCTACTTACAGAGTGCCCTAGTACCCTAGCTTGGGGCTGGCCACTCGTTTTGCCTTGGCGGTGCGGTACTCAAAGGGCGTCGAACGGTTCTGGATCAATGGATCCAGCGCATAGCGCAACGAGTCCCATAGGTGCTGGTGCTTGTCAATGATGATGGGTAGTACATCCTGGGTATGGGGGTCCACCTTGCGCTTATAGTTCATCGCCTCAAATTTAAGGTTCTTGCAGCGCGGGTGAATAATGATCTTGTCGAAGCTGCGTAGGTATTCGATGCCGTCTTTGATGCTATTAGGCCATTTGTCAGCCGCTATCAGGCCAGTAATGCCCTTGCCCCGAACATGCTTGATGGTCTCCGGCCTGGAGTTGTCAGCCCGCACTGGATAGGTAGCAATGTCTGGAACGTCAACCTTCCAGATGGTAGCAATTTCATCCAGCGCCAGGTCATAGGCATAGCTTTCGCGTTCAATATAAAGCTGGCGTTCATGGATCCAACACTTGATGGCCGCTGTTGGATCTGGCCCAAACCCCCAGTCAGCGCCAAAGTATGGCCCTTGCCAGTCATCGCCAGGCTCAAATTCATCCACCACCCACTTGCCATGGAATACCTGGGCCTTGCTGAACCGGATCGGGTTGCCTTCCCAGATGTTGTCATAGCGGTCTGGGTCGGTGCGCAGCATCCGCTGACGCTCATCCTCTAGCTCTGGGGTGAAGTAAGGGTTCTGGTCCCAGTTCACCCGACAAACATAGTCGCTGGCCTCAGCATTGACGACAAAGCGTTGGTAGATAGTATCTGACTCCTGTTCTGGGTTGAAGGTTACCCAGATCTCAGAGCCCGAAGCCCGCACCGTTGGCGTCAGGATATCCCAGGACTCCTGGCTGATGGTCTGGGCCTCTTCCACCCAAACATGGGTAATGCCTGCAATGGACTTGAGGGAGCGCACATTATGGCGTAGGCCCTTAAAGAAAAATTGAGTACCCCGGGGGCCCCGGATCTCGCTATCTAGGATGCGGTAACAGTCCTGCAAGCCAAGCGCCTCGATGCGATCACACAATAGCTGATGCACCGACTCAGCCAAGCTGTTCTGAAATTCCCTGGCGCATAGCACCCGACACTTACGCCGGGCCCCTTCGATCAGCAGCGCATCAGCCGCAGCGGTGGACTTACCCGAGCCACGGCCACCCCACAAACATTTGTACCGGCGTGGCTCTAGCAATGGCTGGGCCCAGGGCAGCAGGTTTTTGGCTAGCTTGTCCAGGTCCACCGAGTCGGTGGGCACCGCAGCATAGCTAGCGACTAACCATTTCTTCCATTCTGCTCTTAGCTCTAGTGCGCCGAGGGTGGCCATTGGCAGGAAACCCGGCATAGGCCGGGTAGGGACTGACAACACTTTCAGCATTCCCCAGGCTGGGTGGGCTGGGCATTCTATAGCCATGACCCGCAAGCTTTGCCTACACCCAGTCGATGGCCAGCACCCCTACTGGGTGCTGGATGGTTCCTGGCCGCCCCCCGCTGGACTGTGGAGTATTGGCCGGGATCCACAATGCGATATTCACATTATAGACTCACGACTCTCGAAACGACACGCAGAGCTACGGGCCACGGACGTTACCCAAGCGGGGGATCGGGTGTGGCTGTGGGAACTGAAGGATGGCTTTAGCACCAATGGCACCTATATCAACAGTCGAGCGCTGAAGCCTGGCCTATGGGTGGACCTGATGGAGAAGGACATACTATGGCTAGGCGGGCTGGTCTACCGGGTTTCTCACGACGATGACGACACTAGCGGGACAAAGCTAATGACTGAGCCAGCCAAGCAGGAGCAGCACCACACTGAGGTAACCGGCGATGCACCCCGGGGTGCCCGTCCATGGTGGGCAGAATGGGTGGAGTCCATCTGGGCCTGGTGGACCAAGCAACCGCTATTCGTGCAATGGATCATGCTGGTCACCAGTGGCGGGCTAGCGGCCTTGCTGCTGTGGGTGTGGAAACTGTAGGCAAACAAAAACCCCAGCCATGGGGCCGGGGTGGTGGGTGGAGCTGGGGTTGGTTAGAGGTCGGCGCCGGTATAATCCAGCCTGAACAGGGCGAGAGCCTCCCCGGGGCTCTCGCCCTGCACCCCTTTGTCTCGAAGCGCCTCGACCTTCACCCCCCTCCCTCGAAGCGCCTCGACCAGGAAATCCTCTCGCAAGTCTTCGGGGTAGACCACCTCGACATAGGCCTCTCGGCTATCGTCTAGGCGGGCTAAAACCTCGCCCCCTTCAACAATGGCAATAATGCTCCAGTCGTGGGTCAACGGTGCAGTCATTAGTCAATCCTCTGTAAGTTTCTCACACTATACCCCCACCATATCGGCTTGTCAATATACCCCTAGCCTTTCTGCTGGCCATGCTGTATAGTAGGGGTAAATTGGAGAACCCCTATGCCAGACATCATCTACCCCAACCTACGCCCCCGCAAGGCTTTCTGGGGCCACCGCAAAAAGGAAAGAAGTTTGGGCATGACTGACGAGGCCTGGGAAGGCCTGGAGCAGGTTGCCAAGGAACTGGGCCTAAGCCGCTCCGAGGTGGTGCAACAGATCGGGCTACGCCTGCTCACGGTAGTGGCCCCAGCTTCGCCAAAATGCGCTGTAGCGCCTGGGCCTGCTGTGCCGTCAGGGCTGGCCAGTGCTGTTCTAGCAGGGACACCGCCTCAGCTAGCTGGCGACGGATCAGCGATGCTTGTCGAGTAGTTCCCATCGTTGCTTTAACCAGCTTCGATACATGCGGTTGTAGCGGCGCTCCATGACAATGATGCGGGTGCGCTGCCACAGCCAAGCACAGAAACCGCCGTAGAGGCCGCCGCCCAGGAATAGGGCCGGGTATACAAGCCAGTCAAGTTGGATTTTCATAATGCAGTCCCCTCATGCTAGCCTTAGCTTGCCCACTGCGGTGGGAGTGGCTCGGCCAGAGGGTGCAGGCCCCACATAAGTGGGGGTGCTTCGATAAGCATGGTATAGCCCCACAATAGTGGGGGTTACCCAAACGCCGCCAGCACCGCCGACTCCACCTGGTCTGGTGTGACTTGCAGGTACAACTGCAGGCTAGCCAGGCTCTTATGGCCGCTGATCTGCTGGATCACCCGCAGGGGGACGCCAGCATTGCTCAGCTTCGTCAAGGCAGTGCGCCTAAAGCTGTGGGTGGTGATGCCCAGGCAGGCCAGGCCTGCTAGGGTAAGGCAATCTTGGATCACTTGGCTGGCGCTAGCGGGGTGCAGGTGGCCCCGGCCATGACGGCCAGGGAATAGGTACTCGCCCTGGGGTGGGCCGTACTGTTGCAGCAGCATGGCTAGGCTAGGATGCACCGGAATGGACCGGCTGGCTAGCTTGCCCTTGGTCTTCGCTTTGGGTAGTACAAGCATCCCTCCTTTTATATCACTCGGACTGAGGGCCACCGCTTCGGCTACTCGCAGGCCACAAAATAACATGCACCCGATCAAGGCCCGGTCCCGAGGACTGGAGCAATGGTATAGGAGTGTGTCTATCTCATCTTGGGTTAATACTTTGGCTTGTCCTGCCATGGGTGATCATCCTCTGTAAGTGTGCCAGTTCAAAACCATTCTACCTTAACTAATTTGTATTTTATAAGGTAGAAATAACGAGTTTACGCCATCCTAGCCGCTGGCACTGGCTTTCAGCCCGTAAGACAGCGTGAGACAGGCTGAAACCCTTGAAACCTCGTTACAGTGTCTCACATTGGGAATGGTGAGAACGAAAACCGGGTTAGCCTGGCTTGCCCAACTGGCACATAGGTTGGTTGGCACAGTCAACTGGCACAAGTTACGGCAAAGTGGATCCATTCTTGCGATAACCTAACTGGCACATCGCAACTGGCACATTGGGCACACTATGGAGGAGTGAACAGGAAAAGTAGGGCCATAGACGAGAACATGGGTACTAACTGCTCTCCCCGCAACTATTCAACGCCTGCAACCCCTGACTATGGCGGGGTTGCGGTGGAATGGTGCCAGGACTGGACTAGATTTGGGCTAAATCAGCGGGGTGATGCCTGATGGCCTGGTCGCAAACCATAATTTCGACCTCCCTGAATATGCCTGGTGGTTTCTCTGGTGGAGCATTAGACTCTAGCGCGGTCATGTTAACCGTAGCTAGTAGCACAGGAATACTATTTGGCGCTTATTTTATTGCTGGAGATGTGCCCTGTAGCATTGCTTTCAACCAAGGCAATAACTTATTCGCAATAACGCAGGCTAGGGTGCGTATTCCACCAATTGCTAACGGCACTCCTTTAACTATTTATAATCCCATTACCCAGTCGGGGACTGATGACGGATCTACAGGCGCTAACCTTGCATTTTCAGGATTAGCTGGATTCCCTAGCACAATCATTAATTGTTTTTCTAGCGCTGCCAGTATTTCAACAGCGTTAGTTGATGTATCTGGCGGTGCTCAAATTGGAGCGACAACCATCGTTGTAGATAATGGCTCTGGGCAACCTCCAGCAATAATTCCCCCAGTTTTAGGTAGGTTTACTATTGGATCAATCACCTACACCGTTACAAATTATGATGCTGCAACTCGCACGATTACCCTTAGTGCCCCTTTAATCGCCGCGATTGCTGATAATACGTCTCTATCAATTGCGCCAACTTCTTTGGTTTTAGGAGTCAACTCGGGACCAGTTGGAAATGTACCAATTTCCCCTCCCCCATTCACTAGCTTTTATTACAACAATACCCTGCATTATGTTGTTGCATTTGATGCTGGCACCAATCAAATTACGTTTGCGCCTGCTCTGAGCGCTAATATAGCGGCTAATGCTCGGTTGCAACTGACGACTCCAGGTGTAACTATTGACTCGCGCACATCAAGCATAGGCGCAACTAGCTATTCGGTTAATAGTACTCGATTACAAGTTGCAGGTACATTGTCTTGGAATTCTTTTGTTGAACAACTTATCTTAAATCGGGGTTGCCCTACAGATTTGTATGGCTCACTGGCACCAGAATTACTGGCGGTTATGTATGTGACGGGTACTATGAATATTTCCGGTAGACGCCCCCCAGGGTGGGGGCTAAACTCTGGCGATAATAGCGCACACCCAGCATTTATTGCTAGAACCCAGCGAGGTGATAGCAATATCGCTATGGCTCTTGCGACAGCTAGTAGCTCTGCCGTCAATACATCAAATTGTGTGTTTTACTCAGATGGACGTATTGCTATGCGATTGGGTACCCACTCGCATACAAGCGTAACCTACGCTTCAGATATAGGCGGACGCGAATCGAATCAAGGTCCAACATTTACATTGAATGGAAGTATTACCGACATTCAATTGAACGGAATCTGGCATTTGATAGATACCACTCATTTAAGTGGAATACAATTTAATAATACAACCGCACTCCCTCTTACACGAGTAAACGCCAATGCCAGCTTGGCCTTAAACTTGTCTTTCAGGAATAATCCCACTCCATTTGTTTTTGCATCTTTTACAGGAATTCCTGGCACAAGCAGTCTTTATGCTTTAAACCTTGAAGCAGGATCTCGGCAAAACATAATTATTGTTGCAGACACTCACCCCCAACAAGGTGGACATGGTGTTTTCTTAAAGCAAGTCTCTCATTATTGCAAAAACATTGCCAACACTCCTATTTCTAGTGTCAAAATAAACGCAAAAGACACACTGAACGGACAACACTTTGATTGGTTTGCATTAACCCAGAATGCAACCAGCTTCCCTACCTCAGCGCTAGGCGCTGTATGGGATGGGGCTTTACAAAAATCTTATAATTGGTTAACTTCCAGCACAGGCTTTACCGGAAACCGGGTCGTTGTTGAAAGCGGTGGAACAATTGGATCTACAAGCTTAGTTATTAATAACGGCACAACAGGGCAAGCTCCTTCTATTACTCCTGAAATTAGGCAACACTTTACGTTCACTATAGCAGGGGTTAATTATAGCCATACAATCACTGGCTACGTCAGCGGTACACGTACTCTTTCAATAATTCCAGCTTTAACAGTAGCTTTGCCAGCAACTACAGAATTGCAGGTCAATCCATCTGTAATTTTGGCTTATCTTTGCAACCCAAATAGGCGAGCTATTAACGTATCTGCCGTTGCCATGGCTACGGCAAATATTGGCGCTACAACAGTAAATGTTAATAATGGCACTACTGCCTTGAGCCCAGATCTGCAGGTAAATGGTACTTTTGTCGTGGCAGGCATCCGCCATGTAATTACCGCTGTAACTGCCATTACATCCGGCCATCAACTAACATTTACGCCAGCCCTACAGGCCCAGATCGTAGCCAGTGCCGTTGTAGCAATTCAAAATCTTCACTTTGATTATCGTAATAAAACTAGCTATAGCGCAGTTGTGTCGGTCAATGCTAATTCTGGTAGTTCAAGCCTTCAAGTTAATAACGGTTCTGGCTTATTTGCTATCGCTCCACCGATTAACACTGTCTTTACTTACGCAAACGTCTTGTATTTTGTTACAGCCGTAACTACCAATGCCTCTGATTACACATTAACTCTATTCCCCTCCCTCCAAGCAAGTGCTGCTGTCGGCACTCCGATCACCATTCGGAATGTACAAGGTCAAGATGCTTTTGATTTCTACAGTAGTAGCTACCTGCACCTTCCCCAACAGCAGGAGCTAACCCTAACCGGCACCGGGACGCTAACAAATAACTGGCAGATTCTGGACGATGCCAGCATTACCCAAACCAACAAAGCCACGGTGGATGCCTACACCACTATTACTACAGCGGCGCAGTTCTACGACCGGGCTAAGTCCTGGTGGTATGACAACTTTGAAACCCTTCCTGCCTCCCAGCAGGGGGCGGTGCTAGTGACCCGAGCAGGCACCGTGCTTAACGCAGGGGCCTACAATATCACCCTGAACAATGCCGCTGGTGCAGTTTTCGCTTTTGCCAGCAACACGATCACCATCAAAACGGCGACATTCACTGACACCCTAACCACTACAGGAACCATTACCCTATCCCAGACTGGCACCTATAGCGCTGGCATTGTCCCGGCTACAGGCACGGTTGCCATTGCTGCCGCTGGCACCTACGACCTATCAGGCTGGACTTTTGCTAGTGGGGCCACGATCAGCAATACGAGCGGTGGGGCGGTGATAGTTTTAGTGCGCTATGCCGAAATTGGCAATATCACCACTACCGGCGGCAACATCTCAGTCAGATCAAGTCCGGTTACTTTCAGTGGGTTTCCCACCGCCAATAACGCCAATGGCGTAGCCCCAGCGCCTAAGTTTGGGCTGTACTCTGCTACCAACACTGCCTGGACCTTCTATGACGTGTCCTCAGGCAGTGTTTCAGTCTCGCTGTCCACGGTAGGGCCAGACTCTAGTTTCCTGGCTGTCGCCGATGCAATTGGCTGGATACGCCCCCCGGCGCAAACGATCCAGGCTAACCGGGTAGATAACTTTAGCTGGGCCGACCTCTACGAAGAATTTACCGCTGAAGATGGCACGGCTATTATTGGGGCTATCCCTGATCCTCTGCCAATCAGCTATAGCCAAGCCAATAACCGATTTGAGCTAAAGAGCGGCGAAAACCTCACCTTCGCTGAAGTAGCTGCCACCAAAGAAGCCTTAACTTCAAGCGAAACAGGGATACAAGCTTTTGATACTGCTACGCTCAGACAGATCCAATTCATTAGCAACTCAGCCTATAAGCGGGTAATCTTGCCCAATGCTTTCACGGTCGCCTTGCAGGCCGACGCGACGGCCGGGGCAATTCTGATAGATTTCCTGTTGCTGCGAGAGGGGGCTACCCCTGGCACCTACGCTGATCCCTTTGCCCATGGCTTAGCCAGCACAGCATCAGGGCTAACCGATAGGCCAGAGGTAGTAACAGCTTTCCAGAACGCCACGTTTGTCGGGCTGACTGCTAGCGAGATCCGCGCCGCCCTGGGGCTGGCTAGCGCTAATGTGGATAGCCAGCTCAGCGACATTACCGCGTTGGTGCTATAGGAGGAGCTATGGGCGTTGTTTATCGTGTACCCTCACTGCTCCCTGACCTCGGCGATGCCGTTACCACCGCCACCGCCAGCATCAACCTATCAGCCCTCAGGGCGGTCATCCTCGACAATGCTGGCCAATTTGCCTATGCAGACAGTGGCAACCCCGACCATGCCTACCGAGTCGCTGGCATCTTGCCCTATGCGATCAGCCAAGGCACCGAAGGGGTTGCCTACAGGCTAGGAGAAATCACCGATGCGGTGTGGAACTGGACCCGAGGCAGTCCCATATTTCTGGGCACCAATGGCCAGCTTACCCAGACGCCACCGACAACGGGTTTTCTGCTAGTGCTAGCCCAGCCTATCTCTCCGACCGTGATCAGCCTTGTTCAACCTGTTCCCATTCTTTTAGGAATCTGACCCCATGACTACGAAAAAGTTTTTGACCGTTGTAAGCGGCACCCCTACCCTAACCGAAGCGCCTAGCAGCAGTGCAGGGGCAGGCGACGCCAACAAGCTGATTGCTACTAATAGCTCGGGCTTATTGGATACCACCTTTTTGCCCCCCGGCGTCGAGCTTCAGGCGGTACTCTTGCCCACCAGTGAAAACCTGACGGCTGGCGACTTTGTGAATATCTTTGACAACTCCGGCACTCCAACCGCCAGGAAAGCAGATGCAAGTAACGGACGACAAGCTTTTGGCTATGTGCT